GATTTGCTTGATGACTATTATTCTGGAGAATATTACGCACAGATGTTGGAAAAGTGGGTGTCTGACAATGTGGACTTAATAAAGACGGTTCCTAATCAATCTCTTGAGCGAATGAAGGAACTGGTTTATGAAAGCTATATGAAAGGCTCAACCACAACGAATATCGTAAGAGAAATTCAGCGCCAATATGGAATGAGTAAGCGTCATGCAAAACTAATAGCCAGAGACCAGACAGCGAAGCTTAATGCTGATATTACGGAGAGCCAACAGAGAGATGCTGGTGTGTCAAAGTATGAATGGTCTGGAGTAATGGATAGACGAGAGCGGAAAAGCCATAGAGAGCTGGAAGGAAAGATAATCAGCTGGGACAATCCGCCAGATGTAGGAAATGGCAGAAAATGTCATCCTGGACAGGATTATCAATGCCGGTGTTGTGCAATTCCGGTG